ATGCTAAGTCAACAGGATGGCAGTCCGCTACCGCATCGACCCCAACTCCATCTTTCTCAACTGTCCTTCCAAGCGTTGTCTGGACTGGAACTGTCACAGTCGCCGGAACTACGATCTCAAACTCAACTCAGGGCAACATAGACCTCAAGCGACCAGTAACTCCTATCTATGGAATCTCAAATGTGCAGACTCCTTATCAGGTATTTCTTGGCGCACTTGAGGTAACGGGTAAGGCAACTTTCCTCATGGAAAATGACACCCAACTGACTAACTACTTGACTAACACCCAACCAGCACTCGTCTTTAACTGGACAACTGGAACAGGTGCTACTCAAACATCAATCCAAGCCACGATGACAAAGGGCGCGTACACACTCGCCGTTATCGAACGCTCTAAGGATTTTGTCGAAGTCTTGGTCGATTTCAACGCACAGGGCAACTTGACCGATGCTGGAACCGTTGGATACTCCCCTATCAAGTGGGTCGTTAAGAACGCAATTACCACCTCAGTCGCTTAACCCATAGAACGCAATGGGGGTTGATAAGCCCGCCTTCGCTTGTCCCCCCATTGCCTATATTTGCTAAGATAATCAGAAGGCAAACTACTAGGAGGCACCATGTCAAAACTAACACTTCCATCAGGCGCAACAGTCACACTTAAAGACCCAAATACCTTGAAGGTAAAAGATCGCAACCGCATTATGAAGGCTGGCGATGGTGGGTCAGCAGCAGAGCGCGGAATTGCTATCAGTAACGCACTTCTCGCCGCAATCATTGAAGAGTGGTCATACGACCTTCTCGTTCCTTCAGTTAAAGAGGAATCCATCGAGGAACTTTCAATCCCTGACTACTCTCTGCTCGTCAAAGAAACTGAGAGCTACATTAAGGCAATCTTCCCTGAACTCGCAGACACCGACCTTAACCGCCTAAATCCAGATAGCCCTTTAGAAAACTAGAACGGCTTAAAGGATTACTTCAAGGGTTCCAAAGACACGCAGACTTTGATTATCCCGATGAGGAATGGTTCTACTTTAGATTTGCAGATAAGTTTGGTTGGACTCCTGACCAAGTAGATGATCTGCCAGCAGTACGGGCTGAGTGGTTGTTAGCAATAGCCGATACCATTGAGCAAGTGAAGATCGAAAAGATGGAGAAGCGGTGAGCGATAACCTGCCCGAAGTCTTAGCGGATTTGAAGGCATGGCAAAATCGCATGGATAAAGCAGGCGAGTTAGCTACGAGAGAAATCTCTATTGCTCTCTGGACAGATGCTCGCAAAATTGCTAGTGAAACTCCAAACCCACCGATTCAGAAGAACAATAGGTTACGCCACAACCCTCACATCGGCCCACGATCAGGAGAAGGCCCGAACATCGCAACGGGTAATCTTTTTCGCAATATCATCGCTCAACCAGTTAGGCATCAAGGATTTGGCACTTATGTCGCAAGCGTTGAATCCGGTGCTGAATACGCCAGAGTAGTAGAACAAGGCTCATCTAATTGGAATGGGGTAAAATACCCATATATGACTCCTGCGCGTGAGAATCTCATCGCAACGGGTAAAGCGCAGATGATCGCATCAGGATTCTTTAGAGCAGCGATGGGGGTTTAGAGTGGCAGGCGATATCCCTCCATTAAATATCGACATCCAAGTCGCTCTTGGAAACCTTACTAGCGCAGTAGATCAAGCCACCGCCGGACTTAACAAAATTGGCGACACAGCTAAATCTCAAGAGTCTAAATTCTCCTCATTAAAGACTGTCATGGCTGGAGTCTTTGGTGGAAACTTAATGATGCAGGGCGCACAAATGCTAGAAGGTGGATTGCGCGATGCTATTAAGGCAATCCAAGATACACAGGTAGCCACAGAACAACTTTCAACGGCACTTAATAACTCAAAACAAAACACCGCCGCCAATAGAACAGAAATCCAAGCGACAACGGAAAAAATGTCGGCTTTGGGTTTTTCTACTTCTGCCACAGAGGGCGCATATAAGACTTTAATTTCTGCAACAGGCTCGACAACTGAAGCCACCAAGTTGATGGCGATGGCGGCCGATCTTGCTCGCTACAAACATGAAGATTTAGCTACTGCCGCAATGACCCTTGAAAGAGGGACAATGGGTAACGCTCGCGCTTTCAAAGAATTTGGTATTACTTTAGACACAACTTTGCCCAAGAATCAGGCTATCACTAAGGCAATGGATGAGTTAAATCAGAAAATCGGTGGGCAGGCAATCGGCTACACCCACACCTTTGCCGGTGAGATTGAAGTCTTAAAAGCCAAGTTTGACGATGTGGCAGTTAAGGTCGGCGCAGTTGTCATACCGATCCTGACAAAACTGATGGAGTTTATTACGGGCGTTCTCATTCCAGCAATCGTTTGGCTATACAACATCGCCATCGGCGACTGGATTAAACAACTTGTAAATCTCTGGAACACGCACGAAGGTCTAAGAAAAGTCGTCGTTGATGTTATTAAGGCAATCGTTGATGCTCTTGGGTACATCGTAGGGGCTATCGGTAAAGTTGTAGATGCTGCCTCTCACTTGCCTCTTATCGGCAGTCACTTCAAGGGTATCGGCGCAGGTATTGATGAAGCCGCAAAGAAAATCGGTGATTTTGGTAAGGGCTTAGATGCTCTAGCTAATAAGAAAATCGGTGGGGGAGCTAGCCTTGCTGACCAACTCGTTACTGCCGGAACTACTGGCGCGGGTGGGGATACCGGCGTTACAGGCAACCTCGGAGCCGCTGGAAATGTATCTAAAGCCCACGCTGCTGCTGCTAAAGCAACTGCCACCGCACTAGCCAAGCGCAACGCCGAAATCAAGAAATACAACGATGAGGCAGTCAAGCTAGAAGATCAGATGAACGCGGTTCTCACAGACCGTCAACAGAAGATGGATGCGGCAACTGCTACTCGTGACGATGCTTTAGCAAAAGCCAACGAAACTTATAACCAATCAGTCGCAGACATTAACCAAAAGTATGACGATGCTATGGCTACGGCTCAAGATAATTACAACACCGCAGTCGAAAACGCTACTGCCACCCATCAGGAAAACTTGCTTAATATTCAGCAACAGTACGCAGATAAAGCCGCGCAGATTGAGCAAGCCGCCGCCGATAAGCGACAGAGTATTATTCAGCAATCTATTGATGCAATGACTAGCGCGTTCGCCAGCGCAACCAAGATTGACATTGGCAAACTATTCACGGCTGGTGGAGGAACTGCCGGTGGTCTGGTATCTCAACTCAAAGACCAGATGGCGCAGATTACGCAGTTGCAACAAGATGCCGGACTTCTTGCTGCGCAGGGCTACAATCAATCTTTCATCAATGAGGTTATTTCACAAGGGCCAGCACAGGGAGATGCGCTTGCTCAGTCAGTCCTCAACGCAACTCCTGACACTCAAAACTCTATTAAATCTCTCTACGCTCAAATCCAAGACACATCTCAAAACGGGCTCAATACTCTTGCCGCGCAGATGAACGATGGAACGAGTTTTGCTACCCAAGCCCTTGCACAGCAATACGCGCAAGTCGGCATCGATCTACAAACACAACTTGCCGCCAACTCATCAGCTATGCAGACGGCAATGGATAAAGAAAACGACACCTTTAATAAATCACTTACCACAGCTCAGGAAACCTTAGATAAGGCTACAAAAGCCGCCACAGATGCCCGTGACCTTGCTCTACAAAAGGCGCAAGATACCCTTCAGAACTCCATTACGGCGGCTCAGGATGCCTTTAGCAAGTCTGTAACTGCCATCTCAGACTCGACCATGAAACAACTTGATGCGCTACAAACTAAGGCAGAGCAAGTTCAAGCCTCTTTAGCATCATTAGGGGTCGCTAGCTCTGCGCTAGGAGTCACTACTGGATACAACTCTTATACCCCAACCCTTTCAACGACTTCTCCTAATGCGCTAGGCGGAACAAAAGATGCTTCTAATTACACCAACTACAATGTATCGGTGACTGGAATAAACCTCACAGACCCTAACGCTACGGCGCAACAAACGGTGAACGCGCTCAAATTCGGCACCCCGATAGCCACAAATGTTTCTGCACCTAGCTTGTTATCTGGAACTTCCATGAGAAGGGGTGACTAATGGCAACCGTATCTTCACTCAACTTTTACTCTTTTGCTTTTAATGGATTTGTATTTGGTGGGGCAGGCTCGCCTTATCAAATTACCTCGGTTGATGGATTAGAAGGTCTGCCAACTTTGCGCGTTCAAGATGCAGATCGCGGATATCAAGACGGAATGTTCTCAGGTCGAGATTTCCTTAGCGGTAGAACGATCACAATGACCATGCTCATCTTGTCGGGTAACGGCAACTCAGCATTTCAAAACCTAAACCTCTTGCAAGCCACTCTCCAGCCTCAGCAAACAGGCACAACCCCACTTCAGTTTCAGATCTCCCCTGCCAATGGACTTCAATTCATCAACGCTCGCGTGAGGGCATCAAAACTCACAGTCGATCCCGAATACACCTACGGCTTCATTAAAGCCCAATACGACTTCTTTTGCCCTGACCCTCGCTATTACGACAACGGTGTTCAAACGGCGACTATGACCTACACAACCCCACTAGGTCGCACCTACCCACGCGTTTATCCTTTGACCTTTGGCGGCGGTTCCAACACCCAATTCGCCACCGTAACTAATAGCGGAACGACTAATACCTACCCGCTCATTTCAATTTACGGCCCCGTAACAAATCCCGTCATCGGAAGCATTACGGCTAACGCCTCTCTGAACTTTAACTACACAATGGCGGCTTCAGATGTCATTTCTATTGATCTGCTCAACCGCACAATCCTTCTCAACGGAAACCCTGCTCGTAACTTATTGCTAGGATCATCCACATGGTTTAACGCGGCAGTCGGCATCAATCAGTTTTACTTTACGGGTTCAGGAACAATCGCAGGAACAACAACCGCTTCGGTACAATGGAACAATGCTTATGTATAACAGGGAGAACTAATGGCATTACGCACACCGCCTAGCTGGTTACAAAACGGCTCACATCCAGCGGAAAATGACCGACTTTCAACACAGGCTCTTTATGCGACAACAGGCACTATCGGCTTGACTTCTCTTGCCGTAACTCAAAACGGAACGCCAAATATGTCGGTGAACATCGCCGCAGGTTGGGCTGCAATCGTAGGAACAAGCACGACGACTCAGGGAACTTATGTCTCCTACAACGATGCGATAGTGAACGCGGCAATCGCCACAGCACCAGCAACGAACTCTCGCATTGATCTCGTCTGCTTAACCGTCAATGATGCTTATTACTCAGGCTCGACAAATAACATCGTGGTGAATGTGGTCACGGGAACAGCCGCCGCCTCACCAGTCGCACCTGCTACGCCAGCCAACTCCATCGCGCTTGCTCAGGTTCTGGTCGGAACTTCCGTCACTTCTATCCTCAATGCCAACATCACCGATGTCCGCGTTCAGACCACAACAAACCTTCCAGTCGTAAGCCTTACGGGTACACAAACCCTCACCAATAAAACTCTCACCGCGCCAACAATTACAGATGGATACCTTTCATCTCCACGCGAGCTTATGACGATTTCTGCTTCAGCGGCTACGGGAACAATCCCCTTTTATGCTTACACGCAAGGAATCCTTTATTACACAACAAACGCTTCTGCGAACTTCACTCTCAACTTTACGGGTACGGCTGGAACAACTCTTAATACAATCATGAATGTCGGCGATGCTTACAGCGTTGTCTTTATGAATACCAATGGCGCAACGCCTTATTACGCTTCGGCGTTTCAAGTTGACGGGTCGGCAGTCACCCCGAAATGGGTGGGCGGAACCGCCCCATCGTCAGGTAACGCTTCCGCAATAGATGTATATTCGTTCACAATTATTAAAACTGCGGCGGCAACTTTTACTGTTCTCGCTGGTGGTCCGACTAAGTTCGCATAGGAGATAACAATGCCATTACTCGCAGGATTTGTATTTGGGGCTGGTGGAAGCGCAGTCAATAGTAATTCACCTTATGGTTTGCAACTTCAGCAAACAATTACATCAGGCACGACAGTAACTTTTCCTGCTGGTATTAACTGGGCTTATGCCCTGCTTGTTGGTGGTGGAGGTTCGGCTGGAAACTCATCGGGTGGTCCTTCGGGTGGCGGCGGCGGTGGCGGAAGTGTGGCTACTGGATGGATCAGAGTCTCAACCAGTACCCCTTGCCAAATAGGCGCTGGAGGTAGCAATTCCAACGGAGGATATACCGCTATTGGAGGGCTAGTAGCCGCTGGTGGAGGGGTGGGAGCGACCGCAGGTAGTGGAGTGGCAAACTCATACCCCTTGACTATGGGAGGCGGAGGTGGCGGTGCAGGCGGAAATGCCACCAATGCGGGAGGTAACGGAGGAACTGGTCAGCATGGAGGTTTTATAGCATCGGGAGGGGCTGGAAACGGCGTCGTTGGTGTTGGAGTTGCTGGAATTAGCGGCGGTGGGGGAGGAGGAACTACAACTACCTCAGGAGCAGGGGGTTATGGAGTTTCTGGTGGCGGTGGCGGGTCAGGAAATACAGCAGGCTCTTCTGGAGGTCAAGGTGGAATTACCGCAGGTGGTGCAGGTGCAAGTCAAACCGTCGCCGCTGTAGGAGGTTCAAGTTTTGCAGGCACACCAACAGGTTCAGGAGGGGCTGGATTGCTAGCGACTTCAAGTACATCAATAGGCGGTTCGGGCGGTGGCGGTGGTGGTTCAGTAGTTGGAAACCCCGCAACGGGTGGCGTTGGCGGCAATGGATGTATTCTTCTTTTCTACTAAAAAGTGAGGTTATGAAATGGCTGGATTAAATACTGCAACACCTTATGGGTTAACTCTGCAACAAACTATTACATCAGGAACTTCAATAACCTTTCCTGCTGGTGTTTCTTGGGTTTATGCAATCCTTGTAGGAGGCGGCGGTTATGGCTTTTATTCCACTCCTAGTGGTGGAGGCGGAGGAGTAACCTGTGGGTGGGCTTATGTCAAAACAACAACTCCTTGTATCGTTGGGGCTGGGTCCACATCAACTACCGTGGGCGGAACTACGCTTTTATCCAATCTAGTTGCTGGACAAGGTGGGGGCTATTCTACTGGTTCGGCAGGTATAGGCGTAGGAGGAGGAGCAGGAAACGCCTCTAATGGAGGAGCCATTAACTTCTACGGAGTCCCAGCAGGATTAGCAGGAGGCAATTACTCTGTTGGCCCTACAACTGGCTTAGTGTCAGGAGCGGGAGGTTATTATGCAGGCACCGCGGCTGGTCAATCTGGTTGGACTGGCGGCGGAGGTGGATACCCAACTTCAGGTACTGGAGGCGCTGGAGGCAATAGTATTTGGGGATTTACGGGTGGTGCTGGTGCTAATCAGGCAGCAGGGGGAGGAGCGGGAATACTTGGCAATGGTGGAGCGGCAACTTCTCTTGCTGGGGGTGCTGGGGGTGCAGGTGGTGGCGGCGGTGGCGGCGCTAACACTGGCGGCACAGGTGGCAATGGTGGCAATGGATGTATTCTTCTTTACTACTAAAAGAAAGGTAAGACAATGACAGTTAAATACGAGTACGCGTGTAACATCTGTGGTCATGTTTATCAGGAACAACGCGGGGCAACCGAGCCTCAATTTTTTACTGATTGCAATAAAGGTGACGGCGGGATTTATGAATTGACTAATGAAACAAAAATCGCTGACCAAGTAGAAGTGATTTCCGTTTCAGAGGTAATTGTTTCATCAGTAGAGTAATCTAATGGCAGCCTACCGGTACCTATTCGCTGACCTGCTGACCAATTCCGTTATTGCTGAGTTACCGCTAACGGCTGTCAATTTCACGCAACAGTTAAACACCGCAGGAACCTTCACGGGAGAGCTACTTATCTCAGGTGTCAATACAACGAACCTCAATGTGGCTAATGCGACTATCCCTGCTCGCACCGCCGTTTATGTAGACCGCGATGGAGTTCTAGTATGGGGTGGGGTTCTTTGGGCGCGAGAATACAACTCTAAATCACAGAGAATTAAATTAACTGCCAGAGAGTTCGAGTCTTATTTCGAGCGAAGAAGAATCACGACTGACACAGTTTTCACTAGCACCGACCAACTCACGGCTGTTCAAACTCTTATTACTAATGCTCAAGCCGCTACAAACGGCAACATCAATGTGCAACTAGGTGGAGAAACTTCAGGCGTCCTTATCAACCGCACCGTCTATGGCTACGAATACAAAACAGTTTTCTCTCTCATTCAAGACTTGTCTCGGTCCGCAACTGGGTTCGATTTCAACATTTACATTTATTACGATTCCAACGGCAACCCCGCAAAGCTTCTACGCTTAGGTTATCCGCGTTATGGGCGCAAGTATTCAGCGACTTCTCTCACGGCTCCAGTCTTTGAATTGCCGGGCAACATCATTGAATACACATGGCCTGAAGACGGAAGCACTGCCGCCAATACTCTCTATGCGCTAGGGGCTGGCTCTAATCCGGGCAGACTGACAGCTACGGCAATCGATGGTTCTAAGATCGCGGCTGGCTGGCCTTTGCTAGAGGATCAATCTAATTACTCAGATGTGTCCGATGCGACCCTGCTCTCCAACCTTGCTACGGGTCAGGTTTCAGTCGTTTCCTACCCACCGACCACAATTAAAATCACAATCCCACCTTATGCTGACCCGATCTTTGGCTCTTATGAAGTGGGGGATGATGCGCGTATCAGAATCCTTGACGACAGGTTCCCGACTCAGCTAGATACCACTTACAGAATCGTTGCCTACAATGTCACGGCTGGAGAGAATAACGCTCCTGAAACTGTAACGATTACACTTACCACGACATCAAACTAGGAGTGACATGGGATACCTAAACTTTCCACCTAATCTAAAAGACATCTTTGACGACATCTATGCGCGAGTTCGTAAGTTAGAAACTGCTCAAAGATTTTCAATTCCAGTTGTCGCTACCGACCCGACAAATCGGCGCAATGGGGATATGTGGATCAACTCAACAACTAACACTCTGAAAGTTGTGGACTCGGTTGGTACAATTAGAACCGTCACCATTGTCTAACCCATAACCCGAAAGGGCGCAAATGTTCTGGAGTAACGCTAACTCAATTTCAAACACTATTTGGGCTAGTCTTGAAAGCATAGTTATTATCGGAACACCTATCTTCTTCATTCTCAAGGGACAGAGAAAACTGGACAAGCGTTTAGACCGCATTGAGTACGCACTATTTAACGATGGCAAAACGGGGTTGATTAACAAAGTCGATTCCCTCATCGAGAACCAAAATTACATCAAGACAGATGTAGCAGTCCTCAAAGCGCAAAAAGAGGATTAAAATGACGGATGCTCACGATGGGAATGTGACCCACTCTTACACAATCCACTATCCGGCGCATCCAGCTCGCACCGACGACCCTCATTATGTTGATTTTAACCACTACCACAAGGCAACCCATGACACAGCAAAATGCTCAATCGGAGAACACAGAGATGACTTCTCAGAGTGCAGCCTTGATAAGCCTCTTGAATTACATCACGCGCACATCGAATTCTCATTACAAAACGGGGTCGATCTCACGTGGCTTGAAGTCGATTATCCAGGAGTATCTAACCCTGACGAAGTAGGAAAATGGGTAGAATCGGCAGAGAACCTAGTTTGGCTTTGCGAGTTCCATCATCGCGGTTCAGGTGGGGTTCATGTAGCAGCCGCTAGCGATTTTGAAGCAGAAAAATATGTTCGCAACCTCATCGGAAAGAAGGAAACAAATGGCTAAGTTCAAACTCAACCTTACGGCAAAAGAAAAGGCACTTCTTGAGCATTACGGCTACGGTGTAGTCGCTGCTGGATATGCCGCCTATCAGATTGACCCACACGCAACCGTTAAGCAAATCATTATTGAAGCACTTGTCGGCGGCTTGCTCGCTCCACTTTTGGCTCGTATTAACCCAAAGAGCCTTGTAAATACAATCACGAAAGACACAGGCACACCTGCTCCATTGGTTCAGGCTGGCGTTGATGCCGTACTTGCCGATGCGAATAAAATCGTTGCGGCTGAAACTCCGAAGGCTAAGTAGTAGCATAAGCACACGCCGTTATGGGCTTCGTCCCATGACTTAAAGCCCTGCCCTACGGGGTGGGGCTTTTGTGTTAAGAAAGAGGTCAGATGTCCACCGCGCTTGATGTCCTTAATGTAGCTCGCTCGCAACTTGGCTTTCACGCGGGGGCGCAAGATGAAAACCCTTATGGCGACTGGTACGGAATTAAAAACGCACCTTATTGCGCGATGGGAGTTTCTTGGTGCTTTGCTCAGGTTGGACTCTCTCACCTCATAGCCGCGCAAACTCCTAAAGGTTTTGCCTATAACCCTGCCGCGTTGCCCTGGTTTCAACGGCAAGGGCTAGTTGTCAATAAATACGCCGCGCAACCTGGCGATCTTGTCTTTTATGACTGGAACTCAGATGGCACCGTTGATCATGTCGAGATTATCGAGAACGCTTCTCCAGACGGCATTACCACCATCGGTTTCAATACAGGCAACCCCAATGATGCCGTTCACGAAAGTGGGTGCTGGCGCGTTCATCGCCCGTACTTATTCATTGCCGCGATTGTTAGACCTAAGTACCCAGTACCCCTCAAACCCGTTTCTAAGGGCTCTACGAGCAAGAAGGCGACTGCGGTAGTGGGTGGAACGGGAACAATCATCGCCGGTGCCACAGGGGTCATGCACAACGGGATGCTGACTACTACCCCAACCGCTTCAACCCCTGCTAAAACTGTATTCGTAGCTCCACCTTTTCCCGTTTCTAAAACCGCCTTCAATCTAGGTCAGCAAAACTCCGCAGTCATGGCAGTTGAGTTGGCTCTTACAAAGGCTGGATTACTCCCCCACCAATACGACACGGGCATTATGAACACCTACGCGCAAGCCGCGCTGGTTAAATACGAAGCTAATTTAGGGCTGAAAGTTACGGGCGCACTTCCGCAGATTATTTACGATCAACTCAAAGGCACACTATGAAATTAAAAGACCACTTCAGGTTTCACATATTCGATGCCAAGCAACTCACGATCGCTATGACTGGCGCGTTCTCGACTTGGGCGGCTACCGGCTTTCAACACGATATGCCCCACCTGGGGTACATCTTGGTCGGCTTTATTACCGGCGGTCTAGTTTCGCATGAGTCTATGGCAAACCCGAATGTAACCCCTGATTCTCACATCGCTACCCCATACCTCGCCAACATAGACGATGGGGGAGTGACCAAGCCGATAGCCATACCCTCAGACCCGTATAAGCCTGAAGGGGCAGATGTCAAGCAGGTCATCAAGATCAACAGCGGGTTGATAAAGGAATGATTTATCTCTGGACTTTTATTGGTTTCCTATTGCTACTTTTAACAATGTGCCTATAAGATCATCCCGTTGGCAACCGCCAATGATTCAAAAAAACTTAACATCGCTCGCTGGCGTGAGTGCTATCAAACCAGCAATAGAACCCTCGTCAATAAAAGACGGGGGTTTTCTTATGTGCGTGTCAAATCGCTTCCCGTAATTATTCTCGGTACGCTTCTCCCTGAAAGGGAGGCAACCAATGGCACTATCCGACTCAATCGAAAAGTTCACCGCTAAAACCCATAAATGCACACTAGCGATCATTACAGAAATGCTTGATAAGAAAGACCGCGAAGTGTTGCTCAACGCCATTAAAACAGGAGTCCCAACATCGACTCTCGTATCAGCTCTTAGATCAGAGGGCTTTCAAATCGCAGAGGCTACCTTTACCAAACACCGCAACAGAAAATGCTTATGTCCATCAGAGGACTAAACGAAATCTTGAAAGACCGCCAAGAAACTTATGGCAGTCCAGAGGAGGCCTTTACTCGTATTGGGCGAATGTGGGGAGCAATCCTTAACACAGATGACATCCCTGCCCATGAGGTTGATCTCATGATGATTGCGCTTAAAACAATCAGAATCGCAAATAACCCACAACACGAGGATTCTTGGCTAGACCTATCCGGCTATATCCAACACGGGCGAAAGATTGTAGGCATCGATGAGTCTTGAAAAAGCAATCAAACGAGCAGATGAGGAATCAACGATAGATGACCTACGCGATGCGCTCGCCAACACGCAAAGACAACTCGCCAAAATCAAGAAAAGCCGTGATGATTTTACTTCAGCAGTTGTTCAAGCTGCCCATGATGCGACGCTATCTCTCGGCGCAATCCCACCAGTCCCAACACCGAAGAAAGATGTTCGCACCAAGCGTGGCGAAGTAGCTCTCCTTCACTCGACAGATTGGCAACTAGGAAAGCAGACTCTCACCTATAACACAAAAGAGTGTGAGCGACTTGTTAAGCAATCCATAGATAAGACAATTAAGATCACCGAGATTCAAAGAACTCACCACCCAGTCAAAGAGTGCGTTCTCATGCTTGGTGGGGACATTGTAGAAAACACGACAATATTCCCCTCACAGGTTTATGAAGTGGACTCAGATGTTATGGCGCAATTTGTCGCAGCATCTCGGATAATGATTGACATTGTTCGCACACTCCTAGCCAATTTCGATAAGGTAACAGTTGTTTGTGAGCCGGGTAATCATGGAAGAATTGGAAAACTTGGCGAACTTCCCAAAGATGTGAACTGGGATAAGTTGGTCTATATGTTTGCAGGGCAGGCTTTGAAAGATGAAAAGCGACTGACTTGGCAGATGAGCAAAGAGGATATTCAGCGCGTAACAATAGGCAACTACAAAGCCCTACTTATTCATGGTGACGAAATCCGGTGGGGTACTGCTTCAACGATTGTCAGGTTTGCAGATAGATGGAAGTCAGGGGCTTACAAGTTCTTTGATGAAGTAGATCAAATCACTAAAGGTTTTGATTTCAGAGATTTATACATCGGTCACTTCCATCAGCACCAATCTTGGAACATGGCTAATGGTGAAGGGTCGGTCTTTATGAGCGCAGCGGTTGAATCCGGTAATCGTTACGCCAGAGATTTACTCGCTTCTAATGGTGAGCCTTCTCAGCGTTTGCACTTTGTCGATCCTGATAAAGGTCGGGTTACTTCTGAATATAGGTTGTGGCTAGAGTGACCACCATCGTTGCGGTGCAAACCGCCGAAGGAGTGAGATTTGGCGCAGATGCTCAAGTAACTGCGACTAGAAAATACTCACATATTCACATGGCGAAAATTAGCCATCGCGGGCAATACATCGTTGCCGGAAGCGGGTTGTCTAGCTACTGCGATGTGGCTCAACATATCTGGAACCCACCAGTACCAACTGCTAATGATAAAAAAGACATTTACCACTTTGTAATCTCAAAAGTAATCCCATCGCTCAAACAATGCTTCAAAGACAACGATCTCAAGTTAGAGGGAGATAAAGATGAGGAAACTCGATTTGCGTTCCTTATTGCAGTATGTGGCGAAGTGTTTGACATTGGGGATGATTTCGCCGTTTCTATTGATGCTGGTGGTCTATACGCTATCGGTTCGGGTAGCTCACTCGCTCTGGGCGCATTGGAGTCGGGCAAGTCAATCAAGCGAGCGTTAGAAATAGCCGCAAAACATGATCCCTATACAGGCCCACCATTTATTTACGCAGAGCAGAAAAAGGGCTAATCCTCTTCATCATCTAAGAAACTGACCTGAGAAATATCTATTTCTTGGTTCTTGGCTGCCATTAAGCCCGTTACAAATAGGGTGCTGGCTCTGCCCACAATATCGTCAATCTGATCGGGGTACTTCAGCTCAGCCTCTACCACAACGGCAAGGCTCCATAGGCTGATTTGGACTCTGATCATGACCTAATCTAAGCATGAAACGCCGAGAGGTGAGGTACTTCCCTTTCCGTAATCTATGCCGTAGGGTATCGCCCAACAGGTTCCAGCAGGAACCCCCAAACGGAAGGCAACTCATGGCTAAGTTCAACTTAGACGATTATGAAACAGTTGAATCCAGACTCAAGAAGTTCTGGGCGCAATTCCCAAACGGCAGAATCCACACTTTCCTAGTTCATCGTGACGATAGAAGTTTCATCGTTCGCGCAGAGCTATACACAAACCAAGAAGACAATCGCCCAATCACAACGGGCATGGCTGAGGAGATCATCGGCGTTGGAATGGTGAACACCACTAGCGCACTAGAGAACGCAGAATCCTCATCAATAGGTCGCGCACTCGCCAACTTTATTTTCTCAGGCAATAAACGCCCTAGCCGTGACGAGATGGAGAAGGTTGAGCGTTATGCAAAAGAGCCACGCAAACCTCTGAGCATTGTTCGCACTCTAACCCCTGAGCAGTTAGAACGCTTAGAGGGAATCCTAAAACTTATCGGTGAAACTAATGATGTAGATAACCTTCGCATCATTTGGAATAAGGAAAAGGATTTTTTGGACATCAAGGTGGCAGGGACAACTCTTAAAGATGCACTTAACAAGAGAGTGCAGGAACTGTCATGAAGCAGACATCAATAGAAGCGAGGGCAAAGATTGAACCTCAAATTGGAACACTTCGCCGTAAGGTGTACGAGTTCTTTATCAATCGAGGGATCGCAGGTGCGACAGATCAAGAAGTGGAGCGTTACCTACACCTTGACGGTAATACAGTCCGACCAATCCGAGGCTCACTTGTTAAAGACGGCTTCATCATTGACACCGGAACGACTCGACAAAATGCAAATGGAAACGCTTGCATAGTCTGGCGTTCAGCAGAGGAAGGGATGCTCCTATGAAATTATTCTGTAAAGCCAAACAACATTGGGAGATTACTGACGGCAAGTTAATTCTCGGTGCTGAGTCTGACGAATATCTAGCAGTTCAATTAGCCAAGATGACTGCTCGCCTAGAGGCTGAAATCCGCTTGGAAATCTATGACCAGATTTGCGCCCTTGATCTCGTCAAAGATCGCAAGCGACTGGTGAAGTTAGGAATTGAGAATGTAGCTCTGCTCGTTCAAGATGCCTGCGCTCAGATTGCCATAGGTGAATACAAATGAGCATCGTGACACCCGTTCAGGTTGAGGCTCGATTAAAAGACCTCAGCAAACTCATTGATGAGGCGCACGATGACCTAGTAGATTCAGAGATGCTCTACCACGCCGCAAAAGCAACTTATGAAGTGGCAATGGCAAAATCTCGTATCGAGTTAGCAGGTAAGTCAGATGCCGGTGGCAGAAATCGCACAGTAGGCGAGCGCGAGGATTTGGCATTACTAGCCAATGAGGAACGCCACATGAAGGTCGCTGAGTGTGAAGCAATCGTCAAGGCAAACCGCGCCAATGTCGCAAGACTTAGAGTGCAGGTGGACATTGCACGCTCAATCGGAACATCAGTTCGAACTGGCATGGATGTATGAAACACGCAGTTGAAATAGGCGATCTTCATGTGGAGTTCGAAGAATCAAATGCAGTAATAACAAAGATTTCTACGCAAACAAAAAGCGGGAGACCGCTTAATGGTACGGATTTAAGAAAAATTCGGACTCCTGTTTTGCTCAGACTGATAACTCCATCAAAAAAACCTAATAAAGCAACGCCTCGACAATGGCGTTTACAACTTGCCGTTGATCTTATGAGAGAACATCCGTTTGAATCACCAGCAAAGTTAGTAGCGGAAGCGTTGGGTATTACTCACGAATCCGCAAGAAACTTATTAGTAAGAGCGCGAAAGGCGGGAATTTTAATTGACTGATATAGCGAAGATGCTGGTCGGTGCGTTATCAGCGCACGATGGTCAGCGCGATAGATCGGTGCAGGTCGATGTCGGACCGAGTTCGATTGGAGACTGCAAGCGTCGAGTGTTTATGCACCTAACGCAAGCACCAAAGATCAATGAGACTGATTCACTAGCCGCCATTATGGGGACATTTATCCACGCCGGAATTGCTGAGAGTATTAAGCGAGAAGACCCGTTTGGCGACAACTTCATGATTGAGCAGGAGTTCTCTATTGACGGGCTTCGGGGTCATGTTGATCTTTACATCAAAGACCGCAAGCAGGTGGTGGACTGGAAAACAACAAAGGTAAAATCTTTGCGCTATTTCCCATCGGCTCAACAACGGATGCAGGTTCAGGTCTATGGCTATCTCATCGAGGAGAACGGGCTACCAGTAGAGAATGTCACTCTCGTAGCTATCGCCAGAGATGGCAGTTCGCAAGATGTCAGAGAACACACCGAGCCGTATAACCGCGAAATGGCTCTTGAAGGTCTAGCGTGGCTTCAAGAGGTAAGGCAGATGGTAGGTGACGGGGAAATCCCTGAACCTGAAAAGGATGTCCGATTCTGCGCCTCATTCTGCAATTACTACGATGCGACAGGAGAGTTTGGATGTCCTTCAAAATCTCGATAACAGATGCCGCGCTTCGCTATCGGGTATCGCAAAGGACTATCCATCGATGGGCGGTTAGGTATGAAATCACTCAGTATGAGGATGGACTCTATGACCGCGATCAGTTAGACGATCTCAACGACAGTTACGCAAAACCTGATTATCTGGAAATTGATTGGTCTAGGGCAGCGTGTAAAAACCTGCCCACAGACTTCTTTTACAAAATCGAGGAGCGCGGAGTTCTCAAGCTGATCGATGTTGAAGTCTTTAGATTCACCTGCGCCCCTTGCCCTATCTGGAAGCAATGCTTAGGGTATGCCTCACGCAACGAGGACTATGGGGTCTGGGGTGGGATGACGACAGATGAAAGAGAGGCGGTTATGGATAACCGAAAGTCAGAGATGAAAGATAAGGTCATCAAAGACTTTGCAAAGTACGGGATAACTCAAGAGATGATCTACGAGGCGATTGGGAAGTGATGGAAAAAGAATGAGGCTTTCGCTTATGTGTAAGTTCAATACCCACCATGTCTGCCAGAAATCAACAGATCAAGGAACGGCAGAGTGCGAGTGTCAATGTCACGAAAGCAGTAATTTATGAGCGCAAAGCGTGAGGGCGTGGAAAAGAGTAAAATTAAGACCC